CTCCACTAATGCTTGCTCAGGATGTTGCTTTCCAACGTGCATTAGAATCAGGTACAGATACCACTGCCATCGTCGCTGAAAAGCAAAGACTCCGTGACGTTACTAAGTTAGCAGATACGGCTACAACGCTGGATGAACTAAAAGCATTGGTAGTATGACAATCAAAGCAAAGTATCCAAAGTAATATACAGATACCGAAAGTATAAATAGTACTGTAAACAAAAGGAAAACAAAATATGTCAATTTTATTGGACGGACTTGGTGGGGTTACTACACCTGCTGAGACTATAGCAACAAACTTAACCTTCACTGGAACAGGCAACCGCATCACTGGTGACTTCAGCAATGCGACTCATGCAAACAGGGTTTCTTTTCAATCAAGTACAGTAAACGGAGCAACAACTCCATTTTTTATTCCTAACGGAACAAGTAACTTTGCTGGTGTTGTAGTAGCAAATGCTTCTGACCCAACTAACTCATCTTATGGGCAGTTAAGAGCAAATTCTACATCAGTTGATTTAATTTCTGGCATACTCGGTACAGGCACTTACCTACCAATGACCTTCTACACTGGAGGCAGTGAGAGAGCAAGGATAGACTCCGCAGGCAACCTCGGCTTGGGGGTTACTCCTAGTGCTTGGGATGCTGGATATAAAGCAATTCAAATTGCATCTGGTCAGCCCACTGCCTTGATGGGTGCTAGTAATCAAACTGAACTTGTTACCAACGCTTATTACGGTTCTGCGGCATGGCGTTACGTTGGAAGCTCGGTGGCTGCCAGCCGATACAGTCAGCAGTCAGGGGTTCACTATTGGTACAACGCCCCCTCTGGCACAGCAGGTAACGCAATCACATTCACCCAAGCAATGACGCTCGACTCCAGCGGTAACTTGCTGGTGGGAACTACTGGTTCAACTATTGTTACGTCAACTGCAAACGCCATTATTGCTAGAGCCGCTAATGGTTCTTTGCTGGTGCATCACGAAAACGGTAATTCAGGAAGCAATTTTTCTGAGTTTGGGTATAACAGCACAACTATTGGAACAATATCTCAAAACAGTACGACTACTGTTGGCTACAACACTTCTTCTGACTATCGCTTAAAGAACACCATCGCACCAATGATGGGTGCATTAGATAAAATAGCTCAACTCAAACCTGTCACTTACAAATGGAACGTTGACGGTTCTGATGGTCAAGGCTTTATTGCTCATGAGCTTGCTGAAATTGTGCCTGAGTGCGTAAATGGTGAAAAAGATGCTGTAGATGAAGATGGTAATCCTAAGTACCAAGGCGTTGACACATCATTCTTGGTTGCTACTCTCACCGCCGCCATCCAAGAACTTAAAGCAATTGTAGATGCACAAGCAGTACGCATTGCAGCACTAGAAGCATGACCATTAACAAAGAGTTCATAGACCAACCGGCACATTTCATTGTTGCTCTAGTTCTAGTCATACTATTCTCATTCATCACATCACTCTGGATGGCAGCTATCATTAGTGCCATGACAGGGTTGATGAGAGAAATCTATCAGAGATATGACCAGAACAGAGTATGGTATGACTTTGGTACCGGTAGTCGTATGGATCTAGTATTCTGGGCACTTGGCACTATCGCAGGAGTTTTAGCAATATTGTTCTGGTAATAAATACAAAGCACAGGTACTAATAACCCTGAGAGTTTTACTATTATAAATATACACTAAAGGGGATCATAGTGGCTGGCATTATAAACTTATACGTGGATCAGGGTTCAGATTTTCACACTGAACTTGTACTCCAGAATGATGATGGATCTGTCATTGATCTGACTGGGTTTGATATCTATTCACAGTTCAGAAAAAGTTTCAACTCATCATTATACTATGAGTTTGATTGCTCTATTGTTGGTTCACCAGTGCTGGGTGAAATTACATTGGTACTGGATGGACATGATTCTTCGGATATTCCTCCGGGTCGTTACCTATACGATGTTGAAATCGTGGATGCACTAAATAATGTAAAAGTTAGAGTAATTGAGGGTCTAGTTATACTAACACCGGAAATCACACGAGTTGCTATAGTCTAACTAATCCTTTTATGAATTCTATATTATGAAAGCACGAGTAAGTAATGCCAGGGCATCATTAGTAACTATCGCACCCACAAGTCCGAAGGTACTGATATCCCAGACGCAACCTCCGGTATATAAGAGGTATGCAATAAAGAATTTGTCACTGATCTGGGAAATACCCCACAATCAGAATACAGATAGGTTCACCGCAACACTTCGTGACGAGAATGGTAATCAGTTTCACGCACTTATACATAATGTCAACAAGAATACTTTCAATGTGGTTCTCACAACTGCAATGAAGGGATTTGTTGATGTAATCTTTGAGGTCTCGGGTACTCCAGATATTGAAATTCTGTAGGTTGAGCAGTTATTATATTATAAATTTTGTCATGGCTGTCTAGGATGCAATAATTTACAACTATAATAAGGAATTACAAATGTCAGATTCTAATTTTCCAATTTTCCACGGGATTACACTAGCTGCTAATGCAGCTATTGAAAATCTACACGTAGAAATTCTTGCAACAGATCCAAGTCCAGTAGGTCCAGGACGCATTTGGTTCAATTCTACAGACAAAAAACTAAAGTATTCTACTCTAAATTCTACCGGTGGTGTTGTAGTTGTATCACACATCATTGCTGCTGATGTTGCTTCTGCTCTATCAACTGCAAATGCATACACAGATGCACAGATCTCTTCACTAATCGATGGCGCACCTGGTCTATTAGATACACTAAATGAATTAGCCGCTGCAATCGGTGATGATGCTAACTTCGTCACAACAACCGCAACAACAATCGCTAGCAACAAGTCAATTTCTGATGCTGCCGATGTTGCTCTAGGTGTTCGTGTTGATGATGAAGCAACTACAGCACGTGCTGCTGAAGTCGCATTGGGTGGTCGTGTTACAACTGAGTTCAACCGTGCTGTTGCTGCAGAGGCTGCTCTTGCATCACGTGCAACTGCTCTCGAAAGCACATCATCAACAACTGTTGGCGGTCTAAGCAATGAAGTAACACGTGCAACTGCTGCTGAAGAAGCACTTGGTGTTAGTGTAACTGCTGAAACAACCCGTGCAGGTACTGCTGAGTCCGGTCTTGGAACACGCATTACAACAGAAATATCAGATCGTACAAATGCTGATACAGCACTTGGTGGTCGTGTTGATACAGAAGCTGCTACACGTGCAACAAACGACAACACAATTACTTCTAACCTAAATGCCGAGATTACCCGTGCAACTGGTGCAGAAAGTACACTAACCACAAACCTATCAAGCGAGGCAACTACTGCCCGTGCTGCTGAAGTTGCATTGGGTGGTCGTGTTACAACTGAAACATCTGCTCGTCAGGCTGCTGATTCTACATTGACATCAAGCCTCAATAATGAGATTAGTCGTGCACAGGGTGCTGAGCAAGCTATTGCTTCTGACTTATCCGACGAAGAAACAACTGCCCGTGCTGCTGAAGTTGCTCTAGGTGGTCGTGTTGATACAGAAACTGCTGCTCGTATCGCTGCTGATGGTGTTCTAACTACCCGTGTTGCTGCTGAAGAGGCTGCTCGCTCTGCTGCTGTTTCAACATTGACAGCAAACTTAGGTTCAGAAGCTGCTGCTGCTCGTTCTGCTGAGTCTACACTTGGTGGTCGTATTGATACAGAATCTGCTGCTCGTATCGCTGCTGACTCTGTATTGACTGGTCTTATCAGTGCTGAAGCAACAACAGCACGTGCTGCTGAGTCTGCTCTAGGTGTCCGTGTTGATAACGTTCTAAGCAACATCGATCCTGCTGCACTTGACAGTTTGACAGAAATCGTAACAGCATTCCAAGATGCAGATGGTACAATCAACGGTGCTATCACAGCATTGGGAAATACTGCTTCTGCTAACCTAACAACAGAGCATGATCGTGCTGTTGCTGCTGAAGGTGTTCTTACTGCTGCTGTTCAGTCCGAGGCCACAACTGCCCGTGCTGCTGAAGGTGTTCTTACAACAAACCTATCAAGCGAGGCAACAACTGCCCGTGCTGCTGAAGTTGCTCTAGGCATTCGTTTAGACAATGAAGAAATTGCCCGTCTAGCATCATCTGCAGGTGGCGCATCTGATCTAGGTGGTGAAGTTACCCGTGCTGTTGCTGCTGAAGTCGCATTGGGTGGTCGTGTTGATACAGAAACTGCTGCCCGTATTGCTGGTGACAGTGCTCTTGACACACGTGTAACAACAGTTGAAGGTCAAGTAAATGGTAAGATTGGTACACTTGCAAGTCTAACCACTGTTGACAAAACAACCATTGTTGCTGCTATCAATGAAATCGATGCACAGCGTGATACAACTGCTGCTGCTCTAGCAACTGAAGTTAGTGACCGTGCTGCTGCTGTTACTGCTGCTCTTGCAACTGCATCTGCTGACGCAACAACAAAGTCTACAAATGCTGAAAATACTGCAAAGACATATGCTGCTGGTCTAGTATCTGCCGAAGAAACAACAGCACGTGCTGCTGAGTCATTGCTAACAACCAACCTAGCAACCGAGGCATCTACTGCCCGTGCTGCTGAAGTTGCAGTTGCAAATAGCGTTAGTGCATTGACTTCTGCTGTCAATGCTGCCGATGCTGCACTTGGTGGTCGTGTTGATACAGAAACTGCTGCCCGTGTTTCAGGCGATGCTGCTATCCGTACAGCAATCAATGCTGCAAATGCAACATTCCAGGCAGGCGTTGCTGCAACTACCCACACTTTCGCACACAACTTGGATGCTGACTTTGTCACATTCACAGTTCTAGTGGAACGTGCAGGTGGTAAGTACCGCAATGATATCGTATCTGTTGAAGAAACAGATCGCAATACATTGACAGTGCATTTGTCTGAGTCTGCAAAGGTTAAGATTGCTGTTGTAACAATGGCAAATCTATAATCTAGTATAGTTGAATGGGAAGGGTGGGGATAAAATCCCACCCTATCCTTACCTAATGATAGTGAGAGTAATATGAAACAAATGCCAAATCTATGGCTAGAAACGCTGACAACTTTTGATGCAACCCTCGCTCAGATTGAGGTGTGCCTTGACATACTCAAGGAAAATGCAGAGTCAGCAGACTTTTTTGACATTGCTATAAAAAACCAATACAACAGTGATATAGTTTATATGAAGCAGTTCTTTGAACGTGCTGAATCATTAGTGAGAAATTCAGATGAGTAGTAATTATAATACATACATTTGTGCTTGGATTGAGAAAATACAATCGAATATACAGAAATTCAAGGACAGCGAGGACTTCACTGATGCTGATAAAATTGAATTCATTACTCACCAGTATCATTTATTGATGCTGATAAACAAAGCCCTGATAGGGCAGGTTTTATTTGTTGGTGCCAAGCCCATTGGCGATCAATTATAACAAAACATAGGATAAACAATGTCAGAACAAATTAGAGTTTTAGGAGATGTAAGTCTCAGGGGCGATCTAAGTTTTGGATCGAACTATGAGTCCTTCCCATCGAATCCTTCACCACGCACACTAGCAATAAAGGACGGAATTCCGTACCTCTATACAGAATTGATAAATGGTTCAGGGTGGTTCACCTGGCAACCAATCGGTATCAAACAAGCATCATATCTACATTCCCAAGGTGTTGCAAGTTCATCCTGGACAGTAGAACATAATTTCAATACAAACAATTTTGCGTACTTTGTATACAATGCTAATCATGTTCTAGTACTTGCTGGAATGACCATTGTTGATGCAAACACTTGTACAATCAATCTATCATCTGCAATGACAGGAACAGTTGTGTTGTTCTCATTGCAATTCTTGAATTCAGTTGCACTAAGTGTATCTGAAGAAATTGCATTGGGCATAGTAAGCACAGTAAGTTTGAAAGAATCTGGTGGTAAACTAACAGTAAACAATGCAGCAGTTGCATTGGAAGCAGATGTGAATTCTGGTTTAGCAGGTAAATCTGATACAACCCATGTTCACTCATATGCATCATTGACAGGTAAACCTACATTGGTAAGTTCATTCACCAATGACTCTGGTTTCCAAACAGCAGAAAATGTATCAACAGCAATCTCCTTGCTTATCGGTGGTGCTCCAGGTGCATTGAATACACTGAAAGAAATTGCAGACCAATTAGCAGCAGATGAGTCCGGTGTTTCTGCATTGATCACAACTGTTGCAGGTAAGGCAAATATTGATTTATCAAATGTAACAACATTGCCTGCCGGTGTTATTGCTCAGTTGGTCGGTGCAACAGGTGCCACAGGTTCACAGGGTATTCAAGGTGTTGCAGGTCCAACTGGTGCTGCTGGTGCTACAGGTACAGCAGGTGCAACTGGTCCTACAGGTGATCAAGGTACAACTGGTCCAACAGGTGCCACAGGTTCACAAGGTATCCAAGGTGCAACTGGTCCTACAGGTGCCACAGGTCCAACTGGTGCTGCTGGTGCTACAGGTGCTGCTTCAACAGTTGCCGGTCCTACAGGTCCTACAGGTGCCACTGGTCTAACAGGTTCTGATGCCAATGTAACAAGTGGATCAATTGCAACTGCTCTAGGATATACTCCTGCTCAATCTAGTGGCACATCGACCACAGACTTCACAGTTGAAGATTTGACAGTGTATGGCGATATTATGCCAGCAGTACCAGGTGTTTCTAAGATTGGAGATATCAACCATAAGTTTGCGTCTATTTTCACCAAAGAATTGCACATCGATGCAAACACTTTGTATGTTGATGGCGTTGCAGTAATATCTTCAGCTGCGAACACTATGCAATTCTCTGCCGATCTAAACCAAGGTATGCGTATTGCTACCACAGGTACAGGTCAGTTGATACTTGATTCCGCAACTGCAACAACAGTAAAAACAAATGGTACAAATGCTGATGTATTGATTCAGTCTGAGGGTCTAGGTTCAACTACCCGTGTTACTTCTGGTGCACAAGTTACTCTAACTGCTCCAATCGTGGCAATTGCCGGTGATGGTACAGTATCTGGTAACCTAACTATCTCCGGTGGATTGACTGTTGCAGGTACAACAACTACAGTAAATACAACTAACCTATCAATCAAAGACAATGTAATTACTCTAAACAAGGGACAGGAAGGATCTGGTGTCACTGCTCGTTACTCTGGTCTTGATATTGACCGTGGCGATCTAGCACGCCAACGTATTGTTTGGGATGAAACCGCAGGTCTCTGGAAAGTTGGTATAACAAATGAAGAAGTTGCAATTGCCACACAACCGTTTGTCTCTGCTGCAATTACTGCTGCTGCGATGTCCGGTCCAACAGGTGCAACTGGTCCAACTGGTCCAACCGGTTCACAGGGCATCCAAGGTGCAACTGGTGATGCTGGCGTTGCTGGTCCTACAGGTCCTACAGGTGCTGCTGGTGCACAGGGTATCCAAGGTATTACTGGATCAACTGGTCCAACTGGTGCTGCAGGTGCTAATGGTACAATAGGTGTTGATGGCGTTGCCGGTGCTGCTGGCGTTGCTGGTCCTACAGGTCCTACAGGTGCTGCTGGTGCACAGGGTATCCAAGGTATTGCTGGTCCAACAGGTGCTGATTCAACCGTTGCAGGTCCAACTGGTGCCACAGGTCCAACTGGTGCTGCTGGTTCTGCCGCAAGTGTGACAAGTGGTAATATTGCGTCTGCTCTAGGATTTACTCCTGCAGATGTTGCAACATTATCTGCTGTTGCCACTGCCGGTACATATGCATCGTTGACAGGTAAACCAACTGCACTAAGTTCATTCTCGAATGATTCAGGGTTCCAGACTGCTGCCAATGTATCAACAGCAATTGCTGCTGTAGTTGGTGCTGCTCCTGCTGCCTTGGATACACTTGCTGAAATCGCAACTGCACTACAATCAGATGAATCTGCTGCTGCTGCTCTAGTTACTACAGTCTCTGGAAAAGCAAATGCCGACTTGTCAAATGTTGGTACATTGCCTGCTGGTGTTATTGCTCAGTTGGTTGGTCCACAAGGTGCAACAGGTTCCACTGGTCCTACAGGTGCTGCCGGTGCACAGGGTATCCAAGGTATTGCTGGTGCTGCAGGTACTGACGGTGCTAATGGTACAGCAGGTGCAACTGGTCCTACAGGTGCTGATGGTGCACAGGGTATCCAAGGTATTGCTGGTCCAACAGGTGCTGCAGGTGCTGCTGGTGCACAGGGTATCCAAGGTATTGCTGGTCTTACAGGTCCAACAGGTGCAACAGGTGCAACTGGTCCTTCAGGTGCCGGTGGTACAGGTGAATTCTCTGTTGTGTCTGCAACCAATGGTATTATTTTGAATGCTGATACTATCTCTGCATCATATGTAATACCAAGCACTTCAAATGCTATGAGTACAGGTCCATTGACCGTTGCTTCTGGTGTTGCGGTAACAGTTAGTTCCGGTGCTCGTTGGGTAGTACTATAAAAGATGTATAAATATATGAAATAACTACTGCTGGGTGGTGCTGTAAAAGGCACCACCCTCAGTCTCACTTATATAAAAATGATAAAATAGTGATCGTAAAATCCTCCAATCAAATTTACTTGCCATGGTCTAGTACAGATCGGGCATACTGCTGTCCGAAATAATAAGGATATTATATGGCAATCACTTCCCGTGAAGGACTGAAACAATACTGTCTACGTGCACTTGGTGCCCCAGTCCTAGAAATCAACGTCGACGATGAGCAACTTGAAGACCGTATCTCAGACTCACTGGAATACTTCCGTCTATACCATTATGAAGGTATTGAGAAACTGTACCTGAAACATATGGTCACCCAAGACGATATTACCAACAAGTGGATACCAATATCACCAATGGTATATGGTATTACACGAGTACTGCCAATCGTCACTGGGTCCGGTAGTTCAAAGAGTTTATTTGATTTACAATACCAATTGCGGTTGAATGATTTGTACGATCTATCATCAACCAGTATTATCTATTACAGCACTGTGATGAGTCACCTATCGTTGCTGGATCTAATATTGAATGGTCATATTATATACAGGTTCAATCGTATGCAGGATAGATTGTACCTTGACCTAGACTGGACAGCAGATGTGGAGATTGGACACTATGTTATTGTTGAGTGCTATCGTGCACTTGATCCAGTGGAGTTTGTAAAAGTTTGGAGTGAACCTTGGTTGAAACATTATGTGACCGCACAGTTCAAAAAACAATGGGGTGCAAATCTATCCAAGTTTACTGGAATGCAATTACCTGGTGGTGTCACTATTGATGGTGGTGCAATGTATGATCAGGCAATGAATGAAATAAAAGAATTGGAAGACGACCTGATGACCAAAAGTTCGCCACTCGAATTCTACATGGGCTGAAATATATGGCACGTAATGTATATTTCACTCAGGGCACTGCCAACGAACAGTATCTACTCGAAGATTTGATAGTGGAATCGATACAGATCTGGGGGCAGGACTTTACCTATATTCCCCGCACACTGGTTGCCAAGGATGAGATATTGGGAGAGGACAGACTATCAACATTCAATGCTGCCTTTCCAATTGAAATGTATTTAGAAAGTGTTGATGGATTTGAAGGTCAAGGAGCAATGATCCAGAAGTTTGGATTGATGATGGAACAATCTGCAACACTCACTGTATCACGTCGCAGGTGGGAACAATTGGTTGGAAGACTTGGATATGGTCAGTTACCAAACAGACCAAGTGAAGGTGACCTATTATACTTTCCGTTGACTGGTGGTCTATTCGAAATCAAATTCGTTCAGCATCAGGATCCATTCTATCAACTGGGTAAACTATACGTATACAAGTTATCGGTTGAATTATTCCAGTACAGCAGTGAACGGATAACAACTGGTATACCTGCGATTGATGTGTTTGAGACACTGAAATCGTTCACCACTGATATGGATATGAATCTGACAGGTGGTGTAAGGTCAGTCACAATAACAAATGGTGGATCTGGTTATACAATGCCACCCGTTGTTACAGTGCATGGTATTGGCATCGACGCAGAGTTGGTTGCACATATTACTGCTGGCAGTGTAACATCAATTACCATATCGAATCCAGGCAGCAGATACCTGGATGATAGTTACATAACAATGACCGGCAATGCCACGGCAACTGCAGTGTTTGGTATAGATATTGATGTGCCACAATCATATGGCGACAATAACAAATTTGCAGCACAGGCATCTGAGTTTACATTTGATTCAGGTAACCCATTTGATGAAGTTATATATACACCAATAGTACACTCAGCAGACTCAACAATCATACACGCAGATTCCAATCTAATAACAGTGGATACAATATAATGTCAAAACAAACTATAGCACTCGGCGCAACGCCAAATGATGGAACTGGTGATCCACTTAGAACAGCATTCACCAAGGTCAATGCTAATTTCACTGAACTGTATGCTGCTGATTTAGTTCCGGGTCCTACTGGTCCTACGGGTCCTACTGGTCCTACTGGTCCGACAGGTCCGACAGGTGCAGCATCAACAGTGCCAGGTCCTACTGGTCCTACTGGTCCTACTGGTCCGACAGGTCCGACAGGTGCAGCATCAACAGTTCCAGGTCCTACTGGTCCTAGTGCTCTATGGAATTTTACCAGTGCATATAATGGTGGTGCTTCATATGCCGTCGGTGACCTAGCAACTTATGGTGGTGAGACTTGGTACAGAATCCATGCCAATGGTGGAAATAGTGGCGATACTCCAGTTGAAGGCACATTCTGGACTATGATAGCAAGCAGTGGTGATGTTGGTCCTACTGGTCCTACAGGTCCTACTGGTCCAACTGGTGGTGCTGTTCCTGCATCAAGTGTGGGGTTGCCTGGTGATATGGCAGACATGCTTGCAGTTGGTGGTGGTTACTTATATGTGTGCGTGGCAGACTATACAGTTGGTGGGATAGACATCTGGACAAAAACGACATTGACTGGCGGAACTTGGTAATATAAATGCTAATCAATACTCCATTCTACCATGGCATCATCAGGAAAGTAATTGTTTCCTTTGGTAATCTATTCAGTAACATCAAGATAGAACGCAGGTCCGATGGTAGTGTCGATGGCACAATTGAGCAGACCATTGCTGTGCCCATTGCGTATTCATGCAAGGAAAAATGGGTTGTGCGAATTGAACAGGATCCAACACTGGACCAGCATACCTTCATTCTATTGCCACGAATAGCATTTGAGATAACCGGCATGTCCTATGATCCTGCCCGGAAATTGAATCGCATGAACCAGATCAAGTGTTACGAGACTGGATCATTGACCGGAACATATGTTCCTGTGCCATACAATATCGATATCTCAATGTATATCCTGACCAAAACTCAGGAAGATGCATTGCAGATCATTGAGCAGATACTTCCTAGGTTTGCACCGGAATATAATCTATCGGTTGAGATAGTGCCGGAGACTCATAC